GCGCTAGCCACCTGCACGCAGTGGCTAAGTCGCCCTACCACTACTGGAGCCGCTACCTCGATCCCAAGCGCAGCGCACCCGAGCCGACTGCTGCCATGCGGCTGGGCTCACTGGTGCATTGCGCAGTGCTAGAGCCGGAGGAGCTAGCGAGCCGCTATGGCGTCTGCGGTCCACGCAATACCAAGGCCGGCAAAGAGCAAGCAGAGCGCATGGCTGCTGATGGCATTGAAGCCGTCACTCAGTCCGATATGGCGCTAGCGCTCAGCATGGCTGTCAGCGTCCGCGTGCACCCTGCAGCAGCAGCACTGCTTGCCCATGGCAAGGCTGAGCAGTCCTTCTGGTGGGATGACGCCGCCACTGGGCTGCGCTGCAAGTGCCGCCCCGACTGGTATGACGGTGCCACGGTGGTTGACCTCAAAAGCACCACGGACGCCAGTGCCGCCAGTTTTGCCCGTAGCGTGGCTACCTTCCGCTACCATGTGCAAGCGAGCCACTACCTAGCCGGCTTGCACGGTGCTGAGCGGTTTGTGTTCATTGCCGTTGAAAAGACTGCTCCGTATGCGGTAGCGGTCTACGAGCTTGACGCCGCGGCCATGGCTGCTGGTGATGAGCTGCGGCAACGTGACATGCGCGTGATTGCCGACTGCCAAGCCATCAAGGAGTGGCCGGGTTACGGCGATCACTGCCAAACGCTCAGCCTGCCTTCATGGGCATTAACTGCCAACCCAACTATCACATCCGATGACTTCTAGCATCACGCTCTGGACACCAGAGCAAACGCAGCTGATCTCCACCACCATTGCGCCTGGCTGCAGCAATGACGAGTTGCGCCTGTTTGCCTACGCCTGCCAGCGCACTGGGCTGGATCCATTCAGCAAGCAGATCTACGCCATCAAGCGGGCTGGAAAGATGACCATTCAAGCCGGCATCGACGGCTTGCGTGCCATTGCTGAGCGCACTGGGCAACTGGATGGCAGCATCACCGAATGGTGCGGTGAAGACGGCCAGTGGACTGATGTATGGCTAGGCAGCAAGCCACCTGCCGCGGCCAAGACCACTATCTGGCGCAAAGGTGCCAACCATCCATTTACTGGTGTGGCACGCTTTGCTGACTACAACGCTGGTCAAGGCTTGTGGTCCAAGATGGGCGCAGCGATGATCGCCAAATGCTCTGAGGCGTTGGCACTGCGCAAGGCGTTTCCCGCAGACATGTCCGGTGTCTACAGCACCGATGAGATGCAGCAGGCCGAGGTGGAGCCGGTGACCGTTACCGCTGCACCTGCACCTGCAGGCGACGCCAAGCTGTTCCAAGCCGGCAAGGCTGCGATTGCCAAGGCCGACACGCTGGACAAGCTGCAAGAGGTGGTAGCGCGCATGGATAAGCGCAAGCCTGATCTCAGCGATGAGCAAAACGATGAGTTGCTGCGCCTTGCTGTAGAGCGCGAAGCGGTGCTATCCGACACGCCATCTGAGGATCCCTTCGCTGATGACTGAACCATTCCTCACTACTGATGAGCTGGCAGCACGTTGGGGCTTGAAGCCAGCAGCCATCAAAAACCAGCGTGCACGCGGCATTGGCCCTGCTTACATCACTGCACCACGCATTGGCCTACCAGCAGGCACGCCACGTGTCCGCTATTCCCTCGCACAAGTCTTGGCTTTTGAAGAAGCCAATGGCATCACACCACTGAACTGACATGAGCCTTTACGCAACCGGCATCGTTCGCATCATCACCGACCCGCAACTACGTGCCTTTGAATCTGGCACCATGGTTGCCAACTTCGCTGGTGGTATCCAGGAAGGCAAAGACAAAGACGGCAACTGGATTAATAACGCAATCGACTGCGAGATCTGGGGCAAATCTGCTGAGCTAATCGTCGATAAGCTCAAAAAAGGCGACAGCATCCTTGTGACTGGTGCCGTACGCCGGCAAGAGTGGAACGACAAGGAAACCGGCGCTAAGCGCAGCAAGCATGTGCTCAGCATCCAGCGCTTTGAATTCATGCCACGCGGCGCAGCAACCACCAGCGAGGAGCCTGTGTTCTGATGAACGAAACCACACTTGATATTGCATTCAAAGAGTGGTGGGAGGCGTCCTACGGGCGCCCTCCCGGCACCCATGCAGTGATGACACACGTGGCATTTGCCGCGCATATTCTTGAACTTCTGGAGCTGACGCAAGATGATCAACCACAAGACTGAACAGCGCCGTGATGACTACTTGCAGTGGTTGTACGAGCAAAGCGGCCGAACCTGCTGCACCTACACCGGCTTGTATCAACAGCGCATTGCTGATCTGATCCGCCGCGACATGGCAGAGGCTTTAGGTGATGAGTGATCTTGTCAATCATCCGCCGCATTACAAGCACGGCGACATTGAGTGCATCCAAGCCATTAAGGCAGCACTTGGTGATGATGGCTTCCGCGCTTACTGTAAAGGCAACGTCATCAAATACCTGTGGCGTGCTGAGCACAAAGGTAATGCTGATCAAGATTACGGCAAGGCTGATTGGTACATGCGCAGGTTGCTGCTGCATGTAGATGAGTGATCCATTTAAGCGCGGCGAGGCAAACTACGCCGCGTTTCTTACAGAAGATCACGTGCGCGAGCTGCGCCAGTTGCGTGTTGCTGGTAACAGCTACAGACAACTGGCAGAACGCTACGGCATCGACAAAAAACACGCATGGCGCATCTGCCAACGCATTGCATGGAGCTGGCTTGAATGACACAAGAACACCCCATCACCCCACCGCCGGAGCTGGTGCAGGAGTGGACGGATGCTTTCTGGAACGAGCCTGGAAATTATGTTGGCATAGATGACGAAGCATTAGCCACCCGCGCCGCCCAATGGGGCGCAGATCAGGAGCTGGAGGCGTGTCTGGACCAACTGCAGCGCTGGGGGATCCAAGGCGTAGACAACCTCCGCAATGCCCGCCGCCCCAAGCCGCCGAGCTTGAAGGAGCAGGCGCTGCAAGCATTGCAGGAAGCTGCATATATGGCTGATGACAGCCCGCCACAGGGGATCTGCACTGACCAGATTGACACCATCCGCCGCGCACTGGAGGCCCTTCCCGAATGACTTATCTATCAGGCCACAGCCAAGAAATACGCGGGCTGCTTGATGCTTTGGGTATTTCTCACAAAGCGGTGACGGGAGTTCACTTGATTGTTGAGCCCGATCAACTTGTCCGCGTCCAGGTGGAGCGCCTCGTTGCCGCCGATGAGATTGGTGAAGTGACTGAGTGGATCCTCAAGCACGGTGTCAAAGCGGAGCAACTTGATGACTGACTTTCGTGCCCTGTGCGTTGAGCTAACCGACTGCCTTGAAAAAGCTGACTGGCCGCATAGCTACAAAGTCGTGTTCCAGCAGTGGATTGACATTGCCCGCGCTGCCTTGGCTGAATCAGATGGACCGGCTGTGTCCGATGACAGGGAACCGGCCTCTGTCACTGACACGGTAACTCATCAGCTTCACCGGCGAGCCACAGTCCTTCTGATCCGCAAGGTGATTGATCAAGCCATCCGTGACACTGCGTCAGTTCAGTGGCGCGTTGCTGATACTGGTGAGCAGCTTGTCCGTGCCAGCGATCTGGTGGCATGGGCGGATCACATGGAAAAACAAATGGCTCAACTTAGTGACTAACACAAACCTCAAGCCCACATGTCAACATCACTAATGACCCAACAACTCTCCCCCGCAGCGCAAGTGATGATTGCGGTGACGCACGTTTACCAGGATCACGACGGCGACCCACCGGCTCGTGCCATTACTGCCGCCGCTCTACTCGCTGTTGCTGAACAAGTAGTTGCACCAAAGTATCAATACGCAGATTGGGAAATGGCCGATCTGATTATGCAAGAAATCCAAGATATTGTTAATGAACTCGACGCCCAGTCGTTCATTTCACTAAACACCATGACCGATTACAAGCAACTGTGCGCTGAGCTGGTTGACATTTGGGACGCTACTGCCGACTTTGATTACAAAGACTTTGGTCAGGCAGTGGCAAATCTTGTCGTCCGCGCCAGCGCTTCTTTGACTGAGCCTGAACCGGAGGAGCCAACTGACAAAGAGATATTGGAGACCTTGAAAGCACAAATTGTTGCTTTCCCGCCACAACACCCAGAAGCACTGAGCCTGTCTGCCGTTGAATATGAAGTTGAGCTGGAGATTCGCAAAGCCCGCGCCGTCCTCGCCCGCTGGGGCAAGTAGTCCGATCAACTAATGACTCAACAACTTTCACCCGCCGCGCAAGCAGTGCTTTACGCCGCACACAATGCACCGAATGGACGCGACTCGCATCGCATGTCTGCTGCCGCCGCCTTGCGTGCTGCTGTAGCCCAGACGCAAAGGCATCCTGGCCACGACATATGGCAGTGCGACGCGGACGACTTACTCGCCATCGCCGACGAGCTTGAAGCCCAGTAGTCAGACCCACCAATCACCTAACCAATGACCATTCTCTGCGACTACGAAATCAAGGCACTGTGCAATGGCGGCATGGTGCGCAACTACGACGAAGGACTGGTCAATCCTGCCAGCCTTGACCTACGGCTTGGTGACACGATCATGTTGGAATCCGCCGAGGATTTAGACATGCGCCCGCTAAGCATTGCAGGTGCAACACCAGAGGACCCGTACCTGCTGCGACCTGGGCAGTTCATCCTTGCGCAGACTATTGAGGTGTTCCACATGCCGGAGCACATCGCCGGCTTGTTCTTTCTTAAATCCAGCCGCGCACGCGAAGGCTACGAAAACCTGCACGCCGGTTACGCAGATCCTGGCTGGCATGGCAGCGTGTTGACGCTGGAACTAAAGAACAGCCGCCAGCTACTGCCGCTGCCGCTGTGGCCTGGGCTCAAGATTGGTCAGATGGTGTTCTTCCACATGAGCCAGCAGCCGGTGACCAGCTACAGCGTCACAGGCCATTACAACTCAGACATCACGACGACGGCCTCGAAGCAGTTCCTCAGCGGCATCTAGGTGCCACTGCTCTAGACCAGTCCGCAACGCCGACGCCTCTTGCGCAAGCCAGTGGATTTGAGACCGCTGGCTTGCTTCTTGCTCGGCTATCAACAGCGCATATTCCAGCAGTCCACCCCAATCTGCTGCAGCATGTAACGCACGTAGCTGCGCAGCATTGGCAGCACCGTGGAATTGTGCTTCCATTGTATGTACTAACGGATTCTCCATGTCTGACGCTATTGGCGACTACTTGAACAGTATCGCGCGGTATCCACTACTCACACCGCAACAAGAGATACAACTTGGCCGTCGCGTCTCAAAGTGGAGAGAATTAAAGGATCTTGAAAGACCTTTAACGACACAAGAACGCCGTGAACTACGCAGCGGTGAGCGCGCGCGGCAAAAGTTTATGCAATCCAACCTGCAGCTTGTAGTGCATGTTGCACGCAAGTACAGCAGGCGCAACACGCAAACGCTTGAAATGCTGGATCTAATCCAGGAAGGCAACATCGGTCTTGCGCGCGCTGTTGAGCTGTTTGACTATACTCGCGGCTACAAGTTCAGCACCTACGCCTACTGGTGGATTCGCCAATCCATCGGGCGTGCATTGATTCAATACGATCCAATCATCAGGCTGCCTCTTGGCGTGCATGAAATGCTGATCAAGCTCAACAAGACAGCGCAGGCATTTGCGCAAGAGCACGGACGCACAGCAACCATGGCGGAGCTTGCCGCAGTGCTTGATGTGACACCTAAGGTGATATCTGACACATTGCAGCAGTCGTATCGGGTCACAAGCCTTGATAAACCTGCGCAAGATGAATCATCTAACATTCTTGATATCATTGCCGATAAAAGACAATACGACGTTGAATACGATTGGCAACTTGAAACAGTGCGCGACTATTGCGATGAGCATTTAGATGATCGCACTCGTGAAATCATCTATGCACGAAATAGTCGCAATCCAGTGCCATGGAATGACCTAGAAAAGCGCATGGGCCTGTCACGTGCGCGCATGTGCGAAATACAAAAACGTGGCATTAGCCGCCTTCGTATGCTGATAGGCAACCCGCTGGCAGGCACTCCACTTGGAGCCAACAATACAGAAAGTCGGGAACGTCTGGAGGGTCTGCCTAGCGGGAATGTGTAAAGATCACCAGCAGGAATGGCAGGCTAGGGTGTTCTATCATCAGATGCTTGAATCCAGTGCAGCACAGCAAGCTCACGATCTAGCAGATAAGAATCCTGCTGATTGAACCACTGCTGCCATTCTTCGCTGCCCTTTTTTCGATTACATGGCCTGCAAGCTGGCACAAGATTAGTCGTTACAGTGGCACCGCCTTTATGGCGCGGCTTGACGTGATCTAACGTGTCAGCTGCATCTCCGCAGTAAGCGCATTGATGCTGCCATGCATCAAAGATTTGCTGCCTGAATCTATGTTTTGCACTGCGTTTCGGGATGAGGTTTGCGCCATCAATGCAGTGATCCACGCAGTGGCTTCAATAATCCCATCGTACCTTTGGCTTGCCGCGACGCATTCCTAAATGCACAAATCCTTTAGGCGCGCCGTAGCCGAGCGAATACGGCCAGTTCTGATCACACCACTCTTGCACGTGGTTAATGTTGACCTCACGGATGTAAAAATCAACCGCACCAACGTCAGGTGCATCGTATAGGTGCTCGCTACCACTGGAACCACCTACCGCTGCATTGATGGCACGCGGGCGATAGCCACTGGTGATGACCACAGGCTTGCCGCCAAACTTGACCCGTGCACGCTCAAGGAATGCCGCTAGCTCTGCTGCCGTGTCGAGCTGATATTGATGGTCAAAGCGCCGTGCTTCTTGAAATAGCGCAAACTCACCAAGCTGCACGTGCGGCGTAATGCGAGCTGTAAATGCGCTATTGGGTGACAGCTTGGATGGATCCTGCTGCTGCTCGCCGACCCATAGCCTGCCTTCTGCGCGGCGACGACGCAGCAAACCTGCCTCTACAGCGCTGCCTGGGTTGCGATACAACTCCATTGCTGCCGGCACTGCCTGCCAATCCTTGCCGACAAGGCATTTGCTGATCGTCTCAAAACCAGTGCTGCCGTAGAAGCCAGCGCCAAGGTTGTAGGCAAAGGAGATCAACGCACATTGCTTGTTGCCTGTCATCTCATTCCAAAACGGCACGCTGTTGCGCAGTTTTGCTGCGATGCGTTCCACCTCAATCGTCAGCAACTGATCGGCATCAATCACGGTGATCTTGTCACCGCGCTGCACCTTGCGACCATCTGGATAGCGCGTGGTGCCGTAACCAATTGTTGCTACATCCCATCCATGCAGCGGATCTGGATAAGCGCTGAGATGCACGCCCTCGAACTCTTTAATGAGATTTATGGCTGGGCTATAATTATGCAGCCTGCCGCCAGCCTGCCAGGTCTTGTACCACGGCTGATCCCTGTTAAAGACTTCAGGCGCAACCTTTAATAGCTCAGCCTCTAATTCAGAGATGGCCGCCATTTGATGCGGCGTGCCGTGCTTGTAGTATTTAAACAGGTCGGATAGCTTGATCATCGCTTAACCAATGGAGTGACAACACCAGCAAGCACTTCAATAGCCCTATAAAGCTTGACCGCAAGTTTGGCGGTTTTTCTTAGTGCTTTGTTGTCTTTCGGTGTTGGCGTCAAGTTGACCACGATCAACGCGACGCCATGAATGGCAACTGCCAAC